TTAAAATACCAGGTTCCCTTAGAGATATTCGTAGGTCTTAATGAAATCTACGAAAAACAAAAGAAACAATTACCAAAAGCTAACGCACAGCTAGTTGGTAAAATACAAGACGAAGTATCTTTATTTTATTCTGGTCCTAACAACGATAAGATGTATCAGCATAATTTTTTACCACAGGATATATTAAGATGGTTTCATACCGTATTTGATCATTACACAAATTGGAACAAGATAGGTGAAACAAAAAAATCTATAAATTCTGTTTGGGTTAATGAAATGAAAGCTAACGAATATAATCCCGTGCACATACACCAAGGTAAACTCTATACAGGTTTATCATCTGTGATGGTTTTAAAATTACCTAAAGAAACTGGTGTAGAATATTCAGCTGTAAACAAGCCCATGAATGGCAGATTACAAATTATTGGTGCAGCTAACGGACAATTTTCTAAAACAGATTATTCGCCCAACATGAAGATAGGAGACTTTTATGTTTTTCCTTATGACATGAGACACTGCGTTTATCCTTTTAACGGAACAAAAGAAACAAGAAGAACATTAGTTTGTAATGTAGATGTTGATTACAATCCTGTGTCTTCAAGAACTGGATCGGGGCAAAACGAATGATACCAAAAATGCCTAGATGGCAATCTTATGTTGCTACAACTACAAATCCTATGTTTACACCAAAACAATGTAAAATGATTATGGACGCAGGTCATGCGTGCGCACCTGAACAAGCAAAAGTTGGTGGTGGGGCAGATGGTAAATATGATACCAAGAAACGAGTGACAACAATATCTTGGATACCTTTTGATAAATTACCTGAGATGTACAAAGTTATTGATAATCAATTATCCATTGTAAACTTAAATCATTTTATGTTTGATGGTGTAACACTTACAGAGCCTGCACAATTTACCGTATACCCTAAAAAAGGTTTTTATGATTGGCACATGGATTTAAATGCTTTTGGTCAAACAGGAGATCATCCAATTAGAAAAATATCTATGACTTGTTTATTATCAGATCCAACAGAATTTACAGGTGGGGATCTTTTATTTGCAGATGCCGGTCTATCAAAATCAATACCATTAAAACAAGGACAAGCTATATTCTTTGCATCATTCTTAAGACACAAAGTTGCACCAGTTAAAAAGGGGGTCAGAAAATCTTTAGTAATGTGGTTTGGAGGACCGCCGTTTAAATGAGTCAACTACAAAGAAAAATATTATTTCCAACTGCTGTATATTTTAAAGATTTACCTAACGCAAAAGAATTAAATAAATATTTATTTAAAGAAATAAAAAAATGGAGGAAAGAATGTCCAGAGGGAGAGAAAAAAACAAATTCAGGTTTTGGATGGCATAGCCCTACAGATATGGATCGCAAAAAAGAATATAAACCATTAACAAAAGAATTATTTAAAATGGCAGAAGAGTGTAATGTAGATTATGGTATATCAGGTAAACTAGGACTTGGTAACATGTGGGCTAATATTAATCCTACTTATAGTTACAATAAAACACATACACATCCTAACTCTATGTGGTCAGGTGTATATTATATTAAAGTACCCAAAAACTCAGGCAAATTATTTTTAGAAGATCCTAGACCAGGACCTAATATGCATATGCCTAGAAGAGTAGATAACTTGCCCGAACAATTATGGAGAGTATGTGCTTACGAACCTATAGAAGGACGTATGATCTTTTTTCCATCTTGGCTTCCTCATGGTGTAGACATAAATATGAATACAGACAAAGGTGAAAAAAATTGGAGGATATCTGTATCTTATAATTTTATACAAATATGACAACTTTAATTTATGCAAAATTACCATTTGAACAAATACATTATCTTGAACGTCCAGAGTTTCATAAAAACGAAAAAAAATTTAAAGAAAGATTAGTTGAATCAATTAAGAAATATGGAATCGTAGATCCTTTGTATGCAGAAGTAGGAAATGATTATGGAAGATATATAAAAATAATTGTGGGTAATAATAGAATGGCTACTGCTAATATTTTAAAAATTAAAACGATACCTATTATTGTTAATATTTACGATCCAACATTTAAATTAGAGGGACGTGAATTAAAAACAGATGATGAGATTAGAGAATTATTTACACATAAAAATGTTCAAATAAGAAGAGGGTCAGATGGTAATATTGACACTATTATGCCTCCTCGTTATGATTTAGTACATAAAGATTATGAGTTTTAAAAAAAATAAATATCAAGTTATTAGAGGTGCTGTATCTAAAGAGGTAGCAGCCCTAGCGTATACGTATTTACAAATATCAGCAGAAGCAGATAATTGGATGTTAAACAATGGTGTAACTCATGTGGGCAATAAACTTGTAGGTAATTTTAATGACGAACAAGTTCCTAACTCTTACGCTAAATATGGTGATAGGTTAATGGAAACACTTTTAATTAAAACTATAGACGTTATGCAAAAGAAGACAGGACTTAAATTAGTGCCTACCTATTCTTACACAAGACTCTATAGAAAAGGTAATATCTTACGAAGACACAAAGATAGACCTAGCTGTGAGATATCAACTACACTAAACCTGGGTGGAGACAACTGGCCAATATTTATCGATCCTACGGGGTCTGACAACGTCATAGACGAGTTTAAAGAGATACATAAACCTGGAGCACCTAAAGGTATAGAAGTTAATCTAAAACCCGGTGATATGCTTATTTACTCTGGTTGTGAATTAGAGCACTGGAGAGAGCCTTTTGAGGGCCAATTATGTGGTCAAGTATTCTTGCACTATAATCATGCAGATGGACAGTTTGCAAAGTCTAATTTATATGATAAAAGACCTATGCTAGGAATACTCAAATAAAGTTGAACAACAACGAAATCTATTATATTCTGGAGGTCTATGGCGTTACGAAAAGTACAATTTTTACCTGGATTCAATAAACAATTAACAGCAACTCAAGCTGAAGGTCAGTGGGTTGATGGTGATAATGTAAGATTCAGATACTCGACACCAGAAAAAATAGGTGGTTGGTCACAATTAGGTGAGAATAAATTGACTGGTGCAGCTAGAGCTATGCATCATATTGTTAATAAGTCAGGTAATAAGTTTTCAATTATAGGAACTAATAGAATTTTATACGCATACACAGGAGGTGTATTTTATGACATACATCCAATTAAAGCGACCACAACTTTAACTAGTGCTTTTTCAACTACGAATGGATCAGCAGTCGTTACTATAACATTTTCAAGTGATCACAATCTTCAAACAAACGATATTATCTTATTAGATAATTTTAGTACGATTACAAACTCAAATTATAGCGCCTCTGATTTTGACGATAATAAATTTATGGTTACTTCTGTGACATCCTCGACAACAATTACTATTACAATGTCCACAACAGAAGGTGGATCTGGTGCAACGACCTCTGGAGGCATAAGAGTACAATCTTATTATAGTGTTGGACCCGCAGGACAACTCCCTGGATTTGGTTGGAGTTTAGGACAGTGGGGTGGTACTGTATCAGGAGAAGCACAAACAAGTTTAAATGGAGCAATCAATTCCTCAACGACAACAATTGTGTTATCCGATGCTACGTTGTTTCCATCGTCAGGAACAAGTTTTATTCAAATAGGAAGTGAAGAAATTTCTTACACAGGTTTATCAGGTAACACTTTAACAGGTGTAACTAGAGGAGTTAGAAACACCACAGCAGCATCACACTCAAATGCAGATACTGTAACTAACTCTACTGATTACGTAGCGTGGGGCGAGGCTGCATCTGGTGACTTGGTTGTTGATCCAGGTATGTGGTCAATAGATAATTTTGGTGATAAGATTATTGCTTTGATTCACAATGGACAAGTATTTGAATGGGATTCAAATGCATCAAACGCTACATCAAATAGAGCAACGGTTATAACTAATGCACCAACAGCGTCGAGAGACATGATTGTATCTACACCAGATAGACACTTAGTATTTTTTGGAACAGAAACGACAATAGGTGATCAATCTACACAAGATCAAATGTTTATAAGATTCTCTAATCAAGAAGATATAAATACGTATACACCTACGGCAACCAACACAGCAGGTACACAAAGACTTGCAGATGGATCTAGAATTGTAGGGGCTGTCAGAGGTAGAGATGCAATTTATGTTTGGACAGATACTGCATTATTTACAATGCGTTTTATTGGTCCACCTTTTACTTTTGGTTTTACACAAGTAGGCACAAACTGTGGGTTGATAGGACAGAACGCAGCTGTTGAAGTTGATGGTGCAGCGTATTGGTTTTCGGAAAATGGTTTCTTTAAATATGCGGGTGCACTTCAAACCTTACCATGTTTAGTAGAAGATTTTGTTTACAATGATTTAAACACAACTGCATCACAATTAATTAATGCAGGATTAAATAATTTGTTTGGAGAAATAACTTGGTTCTACTGCACAGAAAATTCTACAGTTGTAGATAGATGTGTAACATATAATTATCAGGAGTCTTCTCCAGAAAGACCAATATGGACAACTGGCACTTTAGATAGAACAACATGGCAAGACTCTTCTGTGTTTGGTAAACCACATGCAACAGACTATGATGCTGACTCAAATACATCTTATGATGTTGTTGGTAATACAGATGGTTGCACTATCTATTACGAACATGAAACAGGCACAGATCAAGTAACAGCTAGCGCAGTGACTGCGGTGACTGCAAACATACAGTCTGGAGATTTTGATATTTCACAAGGTGGAGATGGTGAGTTCTTTGCAAAGATAAGAAGATTCATACCAGACTTTTTATCTCAAACAGGTAACACACAAGTTACATTAAATTTAAGAAACTTTGCTAATAGCAGCCAAGCAAGTTCACCTCTTGGTCCTTTTACAGTTACATCATCTACAACTAAAGTAGATACAAGAGCTAGAGCAAGAGCTGTGTCTTTAAAAATAGCAAATACAGGTTCATCACAAAATTGGAAACTTGGTGGATTTAGATTAGATATACAACCAGACGGTAGAAGATAATGGCAAAGATAGTGCAAATATTAACAAGACCATCACCAACATACAGACAAGATGTGGCTGATGCACAAGTTAGAGATCTTGACGCTATAGTGCAAAAATTAAATACTACGTATCAACAAGAATTAAAGGAGGAGGTTGAAGCACAAAACTTCTTTTTAAATTAATGGCTAATAATTTTAAAAATAAAAAAGCAGATTTAACTACAACAGATCTTACAACTTTGTATACAGTGCCTACTGCAACGACAACAGTTGTAAAATCAATATTGGTTTCTGAAGATGCTGGATCAGGGGCTAACTTAACTGTAACTTTAGTTAACTCTAGTGGTGCTATATTTAGCTTATTTAAAACTAAAGCTATAGCTTCTAATGCAACAACTGAGTTGTTAACCCAACCTCTTGTTATGGAAGAAAGTGAGATACTAAAAGTACAAGCTTCTGACGCGAATGAGCTGCACGTTATAGCTTCTATATTAGAAATACAGCCAAGAGAGGTAACAACGTAATGCAAGTAATTAAACCAAAAGAGATTATTGAGACAATATCTAACTTAAAAACAGGCGAAGTATATAAGAATGATGAGGATTGGAAGGCAAAAGGAGTGCCAGAAGCAGATATACGAAGAGATATTAAAGTCATCATGCCAAGCCTTGATTTATTAGGTAAAACCAAGTAGATTGGAAAACACAGGATTTTAAGCCTGCCTTAACAATTTAGCTAAATTATGACAATATCTAGAGGACAGATGAATAGACAATTACGAATGGGTGGTGGCATCATGGATGTCGTGCCTAGAGAACCTGCTATATTAGGTGGTATTAAAAAAGCTGTTAAAAAGGTTGGTAAGACTATTGGTAAGGTTGCAAAGTCTCCAATAGGTAAAGCTGCATTATTGGGTGCAGCTGCATACTATGCTCCAGGTATTGGAATTAAAGCTCAGTTTGGTCCTGGCATATCAGGATTAAAAGCAGCAGGATTAGCAGCAAAATCTAGACTAGGAGATTTTTTTGTAGGCTCACCTTTAACAGAAGGAATTGGAAGAGGTAGTTTTAGTACAAGTGGATTAGGTAAAATTTTAGGTATGGGTGGAGCCGGTAAAGGAATGGGTAGTCTAGGTAAACTAGCAACACTAGGTGCAGTATCTACTTTCTTAACAAAACAATTTGGTATGTCTCCAGAACAAGCTGAAGAAACATTAGCTAATCCAGAATCTAGAGCACTATATTTAAGAAGATATTATCAGAACTTAAATCCTAACGCAGGAGACGAAGAAGTAGAAGAATTTGTTTCTGCAAACGTAGCTGAGTATATGGCAGACGGTGGTAGAATAATGAAAGCTGCAGGTGATACTGCAAGCATGAACGCTATGCAAGCAGCGGGCATCGAGGGGCTACCTATAAGACAAAATCCAAAAGGTGTAAAAGAGTTAGACCTTAGAGATACTGGTGGATTTATACCACCAGTTGGTATAAAAGAAAAAGAAGACGACATTCCAGCTATGTTATCTAATAATGAATTTGTTATGACAGCTGATGCAGTAAGAGGCATGGGCGGTGGTAACGTAGAACTAGGCGCGCAAAGAATGTACGATCAAATGAAAATGCTAGAAGCAGGAGGAAAAGTATAGTGTCAGAAGTAGTAAGGACAGCCCCAGCAGAGTTTATAGAAGCTGGTGCAAAAACATATTTAGACGATCTTACAAAAGCAATAGGTACATTTAAAACTACAGATCTTTCTAAAATTATGGGTCCACAGTTTGTTGCTGGACCTGGTGCATTAACAACACAAGCAGAAGGCTTAGCTTCTGGTCTTGGTAGTTTTCAACCTTTCTTAACAGAGGCAGCTGCAGCGCAAACAAGAGCAAAAAATTTAGTAAGTCCAACTGCTTATCAATCTTATATGTCTCCGTATCAACAAGATGTTATTGATACAACATTAACAGAATTTGACAGACAAGCACAAAGAGGTTTACCAGCGTTGTCAGCAAGAGCAGTTGCTGCAGGAGCATTTGGTGGTGGACGAGAAGGTGTGGAGAGAGCAGAGTATCAAGCAGCATCTGATAGAAACAGAGCAGCGTTACAAGCACAATTATTACAACAAGGTTTTGGCACAGCTCAACAATTAGCAGGTCAAGCTTTTGGTCAACAACAAGCTTTAGGAGCTGGTCAATTAAATCTAGCTCAACAATCACCTGCATTACTAGGTCAACAAATCTCGGCACTAACAGGTTTAGGCGCGCAGCAAGCAGCGAGAGCGCAACAACAATTAACAGCGCAACAACAGCTTGCATCAAGACAAGCTTTACAACCACTAGAAGCAGCTCAACAATTTGGTTCTGGTGTTACACAATTAATTGCAGGATATCCTGGTAGAGAAAATATTTTACCACCAGCAGCAACACCATCGCCGTTGGCTACAGGTTTAGGAACAGCATCAACACTAGCTGGTATCTACAGATTAATTAATCCAACTACACCTACTATTAATTTAGGAAAAATTAACCTTGCAGAAGGTGGTAGAATAGGTTTTGCTGAAGGTCCAGTATTACCACCAGATACAACACAACCTGTAAATCCTTTTGGACCAAAACCAGGAGACTTTGGTATTGAAGATAACGAATTACCAAACAGAAAAATGGCATCTTATGATTATAATGATGCTATGTCTGATAGTTATGACATGTATATAGATCTTAGAAACAGAGGTGTAATACCTATGAGCATGAGTTTTAGAGACTTTTTAGAAGTAGCTAAGGAAGGTGGTTTTTTTGAATAATGAGTAGAACTTTAAAAAGACCAATGTTTAGAAAAGGCGGAGAAGTCATGGAAGGAATCATGACTGGTATCAAGCCTAGAGAAAAATTTGAAGATAAAGGTATGTCTGATACTATGCGTAGCGACATTGAAAATATTCAAGGTAGAATTAATTTAATTGATGCTATCTCAGGAGCAGGAGCTAGTCCCTTAGGAAATCCATTAACACAATTTTTATTACAAACAGGTCAAAACTTAATAGGAGGCACTGCAGCAGGTGGCACTAAATTACAAGAAATTGTGGGTGCAACCAGAGATCCATTAAACAAAGCAATTGCAGCTCAAGAGAGAAGAAACGCTAGCAGAAGAAAAATAGCAGCAACATTACTTTCTAAAATGGGTACGGGTGGTTTGCAAAAATATATTAGACAAGCAAAAGATGCTTTTAGAATAGATCCTGAATTAGCAAAAAGATATAACAATAATGCAGAAAAATATGGATTAGAATTATTTAATCAAGATAGATTTAGACAAGGTAAATCTAGTGAAACATTGGAGAGAGAAGCAAGAGATAATTATGTGAAAAATTTAATGAAAGTAAAAGATAATAGAGGTAATCCCGCTGTATCACAAGACGCAGGAGAATTAATATATGATGCAAGAAAAGCAGTTAAAGAAAGTGACCAACTAAAAACAGATTTACAATTAGATCCTAATGTTCAATATGTGCCTAAAAAAGCAGGGATTACAAAAGATAAAGAAATTATAGGTGGTAAAGAAAGAACAGTTTATAGACCTAAAGCTGGAAACGTTATAGATTTCCAAGATGATTTTGCTTACTTTGACCCAAGATTAAAAAGATTTTTAATTTATAAAGCGGAACAGGATGTTTTTATTCCTTATGGTGGCTACAAGCCGTAAAGAAGGGAGACTAAATGTCTGAAATTAAATTACCTAAAAATTTTATTTTTGATGAAGAAGAAGAAATTATTGAAGAGATTCCAAAAGAATTAGACGACGGCACCCTATCAGAAGAAGCTAAACCAATACCAGAAGAAGAAACTCCTTTCTTTGGTAATGTTGTTTCTCCCGACACTAAAACAGGAACTTTAGTAGAAGAGCAAATTAGAGGTATTAGTAAAATTATAGATAAGGTACAAGGTAAAGAAGTTGAAGAAGATGTATCTCTTGTAGAATCTTTAACTGGTGCAGGTATTAGCGCTAGTATTAAAATACCAAAAGGGCTAATAACATTTGGAACATTGCTATATGATATTTTTCAAGAAGAAGGTATACCTGTAGAAGAAAGTTTAACAAGTAAATTTAATGAAACGTTTGATAGAACAACTTTAGGTAAAATAGAACAAGCATCAGAAGAAGTAGCAGCAGAAACAGCAGCAGGTAAAATTACAGAAGCTATTGGTCAATTATATGGTGCAGGTAAAATAGCACAAAAAACAGCCATACCTGTTATAGAAAAAACATCTCAAAAAGTTAGACAATTAGTAAACGGTATTAAAAGCAATAGGTATGTTAAAACTACAAATAATGTAAACGCAACAAGAGCTGTTAAAGAGGCTAATAAATTAAACAAAATAACAGGCACAGATAAATTTGTAGCTATAGCAGTAGGTGGAGGTTTAGGAGCTGGTTTTATTGTGTCTGATATAGAAGACATTGGTACATTTGGTGATTGGGATTTTTTAGATTTTTTACCTACAGGATTAGACAGAGAAGCAAAAGAACAAGCGGGTGAAGATGCACAAAGACAATTATTAAACAGATTAAAATTTGGATCAGAACTTGCTTTTCCTATTGTGCCTTTTGTCGTTGGCACAGGTAAAGTAGGTAAACTTATTGTGCAAAAAGGTAAAGATCTTGCATACAGTGATAGTATGTTAGAAAGATGGGTGGATAGATTTATTGGTCAGCCTTTTAGATCTAGAAGTAATAAGACACAAGAATTATTTGACAATATACAAAAGCTAGAAGGTAAAAAATCTGCAGTAAAAATTTTAGCTAAAGATGCTTCTAGAAACATTGATGATAGAATAAGAGAAATATCAAGAGAAACAAGAGGAGCTGCGCAAGCCCTTAAAGATCCGGACACTATGTCTAAACTTATTGCAGATTTTACATATTCTGTAGATGATGTAGTTAAAAAAAATAAAATTGTTTTTCCTGGTTTTAATAAAGCTGTTAAAGATAGATTTACAGAGTCTTTAGGTAAATTAGGTGTATCAAAAGGTTCTGTTAATAAAATAATATCAGATACTAAAGCATTTAGAGAAACAGCTACAGGTTTAAAAAATTTAATCAACGCTAGTAAAAATGTTAAAATAGGCACAGAAAAATTAAATAAAATATTAAATGAAAAAATAAAAAACGTATTAGCTGTTGATTATAAAATAATAGATGACAACAGAGGTTTATTTAATGGATATCTTCCTGCTGCTGAAAACATAAAAGAAGTAGCTAAAATTTTACAAAGATATGCGAGAGCTAATGGTAAGTCTTTAGATACAGAGTCTGCAACTAAACTAGTAAACAACATAACTAAAAACGCCTTTAAAGATAAGTCAACTAATTCATTAGTTTTTGATATAGGTGAGATGAGTGCTTTAGCAGATGGACCTGTGCAAACAGTAAACATAGGTAAATATGTAACTACAGGTAAATTTAAACCAGACGGTAGAGGTGGTTTAATACAAAAAGAATCAGATC